CAGGCAATCCTTCGTAACTTAATGGAAACATTTAGTGCACATTGCCGATTCATTTTGACTTGTAACTATGTAGAGAAAGTAATTGAACCAATTCAGAGTAGATGTCAATCTTTTCAAATCGTACCACCAACTAAAAAGGATGTGGCGATTCAGATGAGTAAGATTTTAAAAGCTGAGAGTGTAGAGTTTGACCCAAAAGATTTAGTTCCAATTATTGATGCTAGTTATCCTGATATTCGTAAGGTAATTAATACTTGTCAATTAAACTCAAGCAAAGGTAAGTTGAAAGTAGATGTTCAAAACCTTTTAGAGAATGATTACAAAATGAAAGTATTAGATATTCTAAAATCAAACGATGATAGAAGAAACAAATATATGAAAGTTAGGCAGGCTATTATTGATTCTAAAGCAAATGATTTTTCAGAACTATATACACTTCTTTATGATAAAGTTGAGGAATATGGTGGAGATAATACATCTGGTGTTATACTTTATTTAGGAGAAGCTGTGGCAAACTCTTCTTTAGCAAATGATAAAGAAATTATAGCAGCAGCTACATTAATTAAAATTTTAAACGTAATATAAAAATGGCAAATATCATTGGAGCAGGCGAAATGCCACAACAACCACAACCAAAAGTAGATATATCAGCATCAGTTCCTGTATTTTGTGAATGTGGTGGTAAAACATTCTTACCGGCTATGAAGATGAGAAAACTTTCTAAGTTAGCATATGGTGGTGACCAGGATATGATGATACCTTTTGAAGTGTATCTTTGTGGTGATTGTGGAGGAGAGCAAGAATTAATGAAACCTGTTCAACTAAGAGCATTAGAACAAAAAGATAAATTACAAGCAGGACAAATACGTTCATTAGATTTAGATATGGATACTCATGGCTAAAACATTATTTGACCATATTAACGCGATAACGCAAGACAAAGACCCAAAGTATTGGGATACGCTTGATGAAAGTGATAGAAAGACGTGGAGTAACTATATGATACTCCGTTTCCTTTCTATGAAGCCTGAATGGATTGAATTAATTTCTGATATTCAACCTTATTTGCAAGAGGCATCTCCAAAATCAATGTATCTTTGTCTTATTGGATTAATTCCAAAGACAAGAGCGTTTCTAAAATATATGAAACCAACTTCATCTGAAAAATATGAAGATTGGATTATTCAATTAGTTGCAAAATATTATAGTACATCAATTGCTCAGGCGGAAGATTACTATTTAATATTACTTCAAACAACCGCAGGTAAGCAACACATCAAACAAATTGCGGAGGCTTATGGTACTGACCCTAAGCAAATTACTAAATTAAAACTCAAAGTTTAATTTGGTTATTTCACCATTTTTTCGTATCTTTACATTATGGCAAAAGTATCATTTTCGCAGTACTCAATGTGGAGTAACTGCCCGCAACAATATAAGTTAAATTACATAGATAAGTTGGGTGAAAGTTCTGGTAACATTCACACAATCTTTGGTAGTTCAATGCACGAAACTATCCAACACTATCTATCAGTAATGTATGGTGTATCCAAAAAGCAAGCAGATGAAATAAATTTAGATAAATTGCTTTTGGAAAGAATGAAAGAAAACTTTTCTAAGGAAAGAGAAGCCCTTAGTGAAGGAACACCTTGTACTCAATTAGAGTTAGAAGAATTTTATGGTGATGGCAGAAGAATATTAGAATGGCTAAAGAAAAATCTTAATAAATTTTATTCTAAATCAGGCTATGAATTAGTTGGTATTGAGATACCATTGAATGCACCAATTAAAGAAGGCGTGCACTTTATTGGATTTATTGATATTGTTCTAAGAGATTTGGCTGAAAACTCAATTGTGATTATTGACCTAAAAACATCAACAATGGGTTGGAATCAATACCAAAAGGATGATAAATTTAAAAACGCACAAATCCTTTTATATAAGAAATACTATTCAGAATTATTTAATATTCCTTTACAAAAAATTAAAGTTGAATATCAAATTATGAGAAGGAAACTGCCGGAAGATTCAGCATTTCCAATCCCTTATGTATCTAAACATGCTCCTTCAAATGGTGCGCCATCAGTAACAAAAGCACATGATGAATTTATGGAATTTATAAACACTGTGTTTAATGATGATGGCACTTTTAAAGATATTTCATTTCCTAAAGTACCTGGTGCTAACAAAAAGAATTGTAAATGGTGTGAATTCTTAGGTAAACATTGTGATGGGAAGGCTGATAAATAAAAAAAGTTTATAAAAAATTATTGTTTTTTTAAATTGTAATATACTTATATATACAAATATATAAATACTATTATAATGAATCAAGAAAACACAAAGCTAACAACTGTAAAAATCTTGAAAGATGTTTATTCATCGTTTAAAAAAGTATCATTTAATTCTGATGTTACCCTACAAAAGTTGGTTAATAGAACAGTTGAAAGATATGTTTCCGATGCGGATTTCAGAAATGAAATGAATGAATATGTAAAACTACAAATTTCAGGTTCACAATTTTAAAATATCAAAATAAGTTATGGCAAAAAAGAAGATTCTGTTACTTTCAGATGACTTAAGAATGGCAAGTGGTATTGCCACCGTATCAAAAGAATTAGTATTAGGTACAGTACATAAATACGATTGGTTTCAAGTGGGAGCCGCAATTAACCATCCCGAAGCTGGAAAGGTTTTGGATGTTAGCGAAGATATTCAAAAAAGCTATGGGATAGCCGATGCTAATGTAAAGATTTTACCTTGGAATGGGTATGGTAACGCTGATTTGATTAGACAATTAATTAATGCAGAAAGACCAGATGCTATTCTACACTTTACTGACCCTCGTTATTGGACATGGCTGTATGATATTGAGCATGAAATCAGACAAAATCTTCCATTATTGTTTTACGCAATATGGGATGACCTACCAGACCCAATGTACAATCGTAACTTCTATGAAAGTTGTGATTGGATTGGATGTATATCTCGACAAACTTATGGCATCATAAAAAGAATTGGTGCAAGAAATGATAAACCAACTTGGAAAGTAAAACAACCTTGGCAAGTTAGTTATGTACCACATGGTATTAATACTGAATTATATAAACCGGTAGATGTTCCTACCGAATATCGTAAAGAAATTTTAGGTGGTAAGGATTATGATTTTGTTTTTTATTGGTCAAATCGTAATATTAGAAGAAAGCAACCATCGGATGTAATTTACGCTTTTAAATTATTTTGTGAAAAAATAGGTAAAGAAAAAGCAGATAAAGTTTGTTTGGTAATGCATACACAACCTATTGATGAAAATGGTACAGACCTTCCAGCAGTTATTGAAGCTATAGCTCCGGATGTTAATATCATATTTTCTGAAAAAAGAAGACCTCAGCATGAATTAAATTATAACTATAATGTTGCTGATTGTACTATTAACATAGCTAACAATGAAGGATTTGGATTAGCAACCGCAGAATCGGTAATGGCTGGTACACCAATCATTGTAAATGTAACTGGTGGATTGCAAGACCAATGTGGATTTAAAGTAGAAGGTAACGTATTAGTTGCTGACGATTATATTAAAATTGGTTCTTTGCATGAATGGAGAAAGTGGGAGAAGAAAGCAATTCCTGGTCCTTGGGTAATACCAGTATGGAGTAGAGCATTGGCATTAGCAGGTTCAGTACCTACACCATATATTTGGGATGATAGAGTAGATTTGCATGATGTGGCTGATGCTATGGAGAAAATGTATAATACTCCAAAAGAGCAAAGAAAAGCAAACGCATTAATTGGTAGAGAATTCTTTATTAATGAAGCTGGGTTATCGCACACAAATATGTGCCAAACCTTAATTGATGGAATTGAATCTACACTTGAAAATTGGAAACCTCGCCAAAGATTTGAGGTATTTAAAGTTAAATAAGTTATAGAGATGAGTAAGCCAACATTAGTATTTCAGGGACCTATTTTTACTAGAAGTGGATATGGTGACCATTGTAGAGATTTGATGAAATCACTTCGTCAAATGGATAACTACGATATAAAGATTATTCCACTTCGTTGGGGAAATACTCCACAAAACCAAGTGAGTGACCAAGATGAATTTGGCCGTTGGATGTTAGAAAGAGTTATTGGTGAGGTGGGTGATAAGCCGGATGTTTTTATGCAGGTTTCGGTAGCAAATGAATTTGAACCAAAAGGTCATTATAACATTGGTGTTACTGCTGGCGTTGAAACTACAATTTGTCCAAAAGAATTTATTGATGGTTCTAACAAAATGGATTTAAT